GGTCTGCATTTGCAGTTGCATCAAAATTAGCCCATGCTCTCACGCCGTAAACTGGAGCAGTGCCAGTCTGCGCTCCACTGAGCTTAGGTGCTGTCACATTGGCATCCAGAATCTTGGCAGTAGTCACGTTAGCATCAAGGATGTTGGCAGTTGCCACAGTAATTCCTACTGGCAATGCCTCCGATGCTAGCTTGGACAGCGAGATTGCAGCAGTTGCGCTAATCTTCACATTGGTAATAACTCCGCTCGCAATAGCGTTAGCGGTAACCGCATCAACACCCATTTCGTTTGAGGTAATGCCTGATGTTGCCACCTTTAACTTTCCAGCAGTCAGCGCAAGAGTTCCTCCCGACAACGCATCGCTTGTGAATAGCGTCTGGTCGATGATGTTATTCATCAACGTGCTGGTAATAACCTCGTTCGTTGCAAAAGTGTGCGTTGTTTCTACTACTCCAGCCATATTATTTTTGTGAGATGATTTGTCGGTTTGTCACAGAGCCTGTAACTTTTATGGATGTGATTTTAGGGGAACCAATTGTCCGTGTCAAGGTTAGCGTTCCCAGATAGCCTCTGATACCACCAAGACGGAAGCGGATATTACCTGTTTCGTCCTCGTTGGTAGATCCTGTGCCAAGCACTACACCATCAAGGAACATAGTTGTTGTTCCGATGCTCTGGTTATTGTCTGGATCTTCTGCTGCGAAGGAAATATCATACTCTCCTAGACCACCATCAACACATTGCATGGTGATTTGCCCATCTGTGAAGCGTTTGCGGTCAAGATTGCCTAGCGCATAGCCTCTAGTTGTCAAAGATGACTCGATAGGGAAGCTGGTTACTAAGCCAGCGGACACTAAACTGTCATTGGATGTCTCAACAGCTTCTAATTCATGCACTCCACCTAGTGAAGTTACGGCATAAATGCTATTTCGCTCTGCTGCGCTGCCAATAATTATGTTTTTGATGATAAAATCACCAGCACCGAACGTATCTATAGACTCCCATCCTTTGTTTAGGAAGTTGAATATTAAGATTGTGTTATTTCCAGTAGCATCGTTAGCTCCTGCAATAGAATCTAAAGCTACAGCAAGGTAATATCGGTTATTGAACAGAGTTCCAACCGCCTCGGCAGCTAGATTCTTGTTGATTCTGTCAATATACGGCTGGATGTTCTTAGAAATAGGCTCATCTGCACCGCGAAGGTTGTAGTCATTTAAGAACTCAACAGCATACACACCTTCATCCGAAAGGAAAAACATAGCATTGCCTTTCATGACAACGCTTTTTTTAGCTAAACACCCGACTTCGTTAGTCAGCGCAGTCACACGGGTGTCATTTAAGCTACCAGTAGTGCCGCTAATAAGGTGCAAGCTATTGCGATTAAGGACAACTAGTTTGTCGTCGTAAAATCCTTGCATCGCTACAACATAATCTGCCGTGCCACCAGTAATTCGGAACTGATTGGCAATCTGATCAAACGTATGGCTATCTAAAATATCCGATACAGCAATCTCATCTGTGATGTTTCGATCGGTATAGGTAGGAGAACTAAATGTTCCAGCAGGTTGATAGTAGAATGGAACCCACAATCTACGCTGGAAATAAACTCCCCATGGCGGAGCAGGTTGATGAATAAATCCTAGTCCTTCGCTAAAGCGCCCACCGAACTCAACTTGCAATCCACCACCAAGGGTAGCTAAGTTAGCGACTGGGGCAATAAAAGAAATGTTTGTGGTAGTTGCACTCAGCACCTCAAACGACTTACCAGAGATGGCACTGAACTCAGGAACGGTAGTCTCGTAGATGACAATAGTATCTCCAGCGACAATCGTCGTATTGCCTGTAACTGTTAAGCTGACAACACCTCCAGATACGGAGCCGTCATTCCCAACTGTGGTAAAGATTTGTGGTTGCGTATAAGTGCCTCCAGGCACAAGCGTGAATCCAGTTTTTAACACACTAGCAGTAACACCAAATGTTACCGTCTGCGAGGTTGTAAAGGTATAGGTAAAGACATCTTTGTCTGTCACCGCCAACACAGTAAACGTGCCATTAGCAGGAGTGCCACCAGTAAGCCCACTGACTACGATGCTATCACCGACAGTTAATCCGTGGTCTTTCACACGCATTGTCACAGTAGTCGTTCCAGCTTGACTTGCGCTTTCGATCTGACGACCATTAGGGAACCATTCAAATGCTTGGAATCCATCACGGAACAAAAACACGCGATCAAACGCTTGTATCATTTCTGTATCCTCAGTTAAGGACTGACCTTCTGGATACTCAATATCCTGCGTGGTATATCCATCCAAATTAACCAAGATTGCTTTTGTATCCAATGCCAGCACAATGCTTTCTGAATTGCCTGTGTTTGGATCGCTGAACAAGCAAGATGCTCGGACGTTGACGTTAGCGGCATCGTTAATCGGAGTTGTGGACAATGTGCCAGTCTGGTTGCTGATAGATGTTAATCCAGCTACGGAATACGTCAGTGTGTTAGCACTAGCTACAGTCAACGTAAAGTCACCGCTCATCTCGACATTGCCGACAAGTCCAGTAATCCTTCCTAGTGCCGTGCCAGTCAACCCGTGACCTGTAATCGTAATCGTAACTACACCAGCAGCTACACTAGCGGCAGTGATGTTCTTAGCTACGTCAATCAGAAAGAACGGCAACTGTAACGGACTGCCACCACTGGTTAACGATCCTGTCCTAGCTAGAATACCTCTGCGTGGCTTCCAATATCCTTCCATCCTGCCGTTCAACGACTCACGCACCTCACCAACTTCTAGCTGGTTTAACTGCAATCGCTGATTCACACTCAGAAACCCACCATCCCCATCTGATGATTGGGCTTCGTCCATCGCACTGCCACTCTGTGCAAACTGACTCATTAGACGTAATAGGCGATAACGGAACCACTAGCCAAGTTAATCGAACTAAATCTTCCACCAATGCCAATTCCAGCAGGAACTGTCACTCCAGAAATATTGGAAAGATCATCAATGTTGCTACTGGTGATATCGTTAAACACTGCGTCTGTAATGACTTGAATCCAACGCCAATTACCATCAATCTGGCCTGTTGTTTCGTCAATGTATAAACCTCCACCTTGTCCTTGTAAATCGTAGCTAATAGGGCTGCTCATGCGCGTGTTTTATCATTTTGTGGGGATTTGTCAAGTAGCCATTTAGGCATTTTTTCGGAGGGTGAAGTTTCCCCTTTAGGCATTTTTTCGGAGGCTAGGGAACCAATAGCTATATCCGTAGCCACCGCCCCCGCGACCCCCTCCCCCCCTGTTCATCCGCACACTACTCACCCGCACACCACACTGTTCATCCGAACACTACTCACCTGAACAGCACTCATGTGCACACCACTCATGCGAACACCAAACAAATCAAACGTTCGCTTGAATCACCCGCTTGCATCGCCTGGCACGACAGCACCGGCACGACAGCACGACAGCGCCGGCACGCTCTCATCGCCTGACATATCGCCTCGAGATAGCACCGGCACAATAGCGCCGTCCACACGTCCGAACCTGCACCGCTCACGCATCCAACGATCGTTTCAATCACTCGCTTGATCGCCTGGTATCGCATCAAATCTAACGGAAAAATTATTTGCTTGACATGTTTTGGAAATGCTGTGTAAAATCGGTACAAGAAACAACGGTTGATAATGCTTGTGTTGTGTGCGTCTCATGCTTGGTGATTGAGCCCGATTATTGGTGATATTCTTTAAGGTGATCGAATAGGTTTTCTGAGATACTTTCCCCGATGCTTTCCCCTCGATTCTCTCGCTTGATTCTCTCTCGCTTTCCACTCGCTTGATTCTCTGCCGATCATCCCTTGAATTGACGCTTTGCGCTTCGCTTTCCTCGCTCGTTCTGTGAAATGCCGAAAAAATCTTATGCAATAAACCCTTGAGAATTAACAGAAAAGAAGAAAAGCGAAAATAATTGTCAAAATGTTATAGACAATGCCGCGATATTTGCTAAGTTTGTCCCGCCGCGCCGAACAAAGCGGCACAACACAACTATAACTTGAATATGAAAAAGACACTGAACACATACGACATCGCAAATGAATTACTCGCAGACTCCCACGCCGCTTGGTCACGCGCTGGAGCTTTCGCCCTCGCTGAACACTTGGAAGAATACGAAGAATCAACAGGAGAAGAGCTAGAGCTCGATGTTGTCGCTATTCGCTGCGACTTCTCCGAATACACCAGTTTAAGAGAGTGGCTCCAAGAACATCACGGGGCCGAAACGCTCGCCTTTGCCCTGCAATATTCAGGAATCGACATTGACGGCGACGAGGACGAGGAGGAGATAGATGATCTAATCCGATCCTATATCCAAGATCACGGCTCGCTGATCGAGTTTGACGGCGGCATCATCGTCTCTAGTTTCTAAGCTGATTACCTCGCCCGTTGCTCTCTCGTCACAGAGAGGGCATAGGGCGGGACAAACACCGCAATACAACACAACACAACACAACACAAGAAAAATATGAAAATCACAATACACTCGAAAGCAATTGACAACGGCAAGCAACACGTTCTTAGCGTTCCATTTCTCGGAACGTTCACCATTGACCAGAAAGATCGAAATCGCGCAATTGCTTTCATCCACAGCAACAACAAGGGGGAGTCTCTGCATTTCCTCCGTCAATTACACATTGAAAACCTACAAAAGCAAATTGCAAAAAAAGAAGCTCAAATTCTCGTAACGCTATGAATCCAACCTGCTCACTAATCCGCCGTCCGCTCCCGCGCCGTAACCCTATCAAATCCGCTGCCCTCGCACTATCCCGCGCTCTCTACTATGCCGCCGCCGTAACATTCGGAGCCTTGCTCTGTGCTGCCCTTGTGGTGGTGGTAACGGCTCTTTAACACTCAACACAACACAAGAAATATGCAAACGATAACAGGCAACACATACCCCGTAAAAGATGCCATAAAGGCACTAGGCGGCAAATGGAACAAACTAGCCAAGGGCTGGGATGTCCCCGATGAAGTGGCAGACGAGGCGCGCGCCCTAGTCTCAGGCGCACCAAGCCGCAGCATTAGCCACAGCTACGACAAAACCACATTTTACCGCATGAACAGCGGAGCCGTGATTTACCGCAACAGATCAGGCATTTGCGAAGATGCGCCATGCTGCGGCTGCTGCGGCACAGATAGCCACTTATGAGATCCCACCACACACACATCACAACCATGAAACAAATCACCTACGACAAAGCAGAGCAATTAGCACTCAAAAACCCGTACGAGCTGGACTTCGAGATTGATTGCTGCGAGACGGAATGGGTCGCCAACAATGCGCGCGCCATCGCATCTATTGAGAGCAAACGTCGAGATAAAACTAATGGCGGCGAATGGCTCAAGGGCTGGAAGCATGAGATGAAACGCGCGAGCGCATTACAAGCAAAAGCCGACCTTGTTCGGAAATTCATCTCTCAAAAATGCGTCGTGATGGAAGGCGCACTGTGGCTGAATGACTGGCAATTGATTTGCGAGCTTGAGGAAAAACGCCACTGATGAGATCCAGGCAAAGATCGAAACACCCTGCGGGGTGTATGGCAAATGCCAATTACAACATGATATTATACCAAAAAACAGAAGATCCCCTCGTTATCGTAACCGACAGCAAGACAAAAGACGTGCAGACTAAAAAACTAGTCGGCACTTACTTCAGAATCATTCCCCCTGCAAATGATCGCGTAAATTTTGTTCTGACATGCTCTGAAATGCATGTTGACCGATTCGCCTCCGCAATCGACTCAACCATGATCATTTCGGACAACCTGCGCAAACAACTAGTCTCCTTGTTCTCATGCTGATCGACAACAAAAGCGCGCTGATACAATCCGTTGCTGATGTTCTCGGGGTGACTCCCGAGGCTATCACTGGCAAGCGCAAACGGTTTTCCGAGGCTCTCGCTAGGCAAATCGTGATGACGCTATGGAGCGAAGCTCACTCGCTCCAGGACTCAGTCGAGATTGTAAACCGAACCCATCACACCGCAGCATTTTACGCACGGAAAAAGACTTATGAACGCTTGCACTATTGCGAGAAGTCAAAAGAGCGAATGCATAAGATACTGCAAAGATATTCAGAAATTATTCTTGAACAAACCACAATTAACCACTAAAACACTTTTGTGCGGGAGATTCCGCACTATCACAACACCAAAATACAATGCAATTAGAACACAGCACACCTGAATTGTTCACCGCGCTCGCTAAGATGCAAGGTGAAGTAGAAAACGCCACAAAAGGCTCGCTAAATCCACATTTCAAGTCGAAATATGCGGATCTAGCCGAGGTCTTAAACACCGTGCGCCCCGTATTGGCAGCAAATGGCTTGTCAGTCATCCAATCGCCCTCGTTTGACGGTGGGATCTGCCACGTCACTACCACTATCGCTCACAGCGGTGGAGGGTATATTTACGGCACTATGTCATGCGTCCCAGCAAAACAGGACGGGCAAGGCATCGGGGCAGCAACAACATACCTGCGCCGTTACTCACTGGCAGCGGTCTGCGGGGTAGCACAGGAGGATGACGATGGACAATCTGCCGCGCATAACAAGTCGGCAGTATATCCGCTAATCTCCAGCGGTGAAGCCGCCCGAATCCGCTTGAGCATTCACGGTCTTAATATTGACGAACCCGCATTTCTGAAACACTACGGAGTCACCGCAGTGGAACAGCTTACAACTGACAAAATCACCAGCATCGACAAAGCATTTGCAATCAAAGCCAAAACAAAACCATGAAAAACGCAACTATTGAATACAACTTGGGCAGAGCGTATTATTCACGCTCCGCATCGCCTACAAACCTGTCAGGACCTGTCAGCAAGTCACTACTGTGGGATTTTAACCAATCACCCTACAAGTGGCGGCACAGCACAGGCAAGGAATCAACCCGCGCCATGGATCTAGGAACGCTGATTCACGCAGCGATCTTAGAACCAAACATCCCGCTAGATGTAATCGCCGCAGTATCGCCATTCTCCGACTTCAGGACTAAAGCAGCCCAGGAGTGGAGAGATGATGCGCGAGCCATGGGCAAAATGATTGCTACAGATGACGATATTCGCGCTGCTAGTGGGTGTGAAGCAGTCTTTTCCGAAGACTACGCTCAACGCTTTGCTGGTGGATACAAATCCGAGGTGGCAGTTTTTGCCACTATCGGGGCAACGGACATAAAAGGCATGATTGATCTCGTGCCTGACAATCTAGACCTGCTGGTGGATCTGAAAACGACTGCGAAAATTGGTAGTTTGCGGAACATCACCAACACTATCATTGACCGAGGCTATCACTGGCAAGCTGCCCTCTATCTCGACCTGTGGAATGCAGCAAGCGGAGAGAATCGCACTCGCTTTGTGATCTGCTTTATCGAGGTGACAGCACCGTATGAATCGGCATGGGTGGAAGTCTCGCCTGAGCTGATCGAGGCGGGGCGTGTAGGCTACATGAACGCGCTTGCAAAATGGCAATCCTGCGTAGCTGTAGGCGTATGGCCTCGCCAGCATGAGGGTATCACCACTATCGAGAAACCCGCTTACCTATAAACCAAAAAGAGGGGGCGCGCATCTCACTCACGCGCTTTATATTATGAAGAAAAAATATGATGCAGTTGCCACCGTGGGTAAATACACGAAAGATGGAATAGAGAAAAAGCGTTATTTGACCGTAGGAGCGGTTTTTGAGAGCGATGAGGGTAAACTTACCCTAAAGCTGGAAGGAGTGCCTGTATCGCCCGACTGGAGCGGTTGGATCGCATTCTACGAGCCGAAGTTAGGATATACTGGAACAACTGAGAACGACACACCTCCATTCTGATGAGTATCTTTGACGACACGCCGCTGGAAATCGGCACGCAATACTACGATAAGGAAATCATCGGGTGGAATGCCGATGAGAGAAAATATCTAGTTGCTTGCCCACGCTTTCGCACGAAGGAGCTTTGGCTCTCCAAGGAGAAGGTGGATGCTGAATATGGGAATAGTCTCATGGCAGGAGTAGAGTGCCGTGAGTCGAAGCCAGGGAGCAGCTACAACACCCGATACTTCAGAAGTCGGGTAGATAGCCCAGAATGAAAAATATCCTTGCCACCTCCATCCAATCATGCAAACTGACCATATGAAAACGCCAACGTATTCACCAGAAGAAGCAGAGAAAAACGGCTACAAGTCGATTACTACGCTTTACTTCTTCAACGATGAAGCAGACATGAAATATCTCTCTGCTGTGTTGGCTGACATGGCAAATGTTAAACATTGCCTGATAAAAACGCTCCGAGGGGTAGAAGTGGCAAGGCTTAAAACCGAGATCCTATGAATCTATTCCCAGAATTGCCAGAGGAAGAATCGCCCCGCCTGAAATGGATGAAAGCGAAGAACATCCACACGCTGAAAACCAAGGATAACAGATGGGTAGCATACAAAAGCGAAACACAGCACAATTTTACCCACGAGGATGAGATTGACGCTGTTGTCGGTCTTGCTAAGAAGCTAAAAATCAAACTCTGGAAAGAGTGATTGACTCCGCACCCGATTGTGTTACATTTGCGCGTCTTAAACGACGCTAACTAACTTGCTTGCAGACCCCGTCAGCTCCCGCTGGCGGGGTTTTTGTTTGTAGATTCTGGATGCTTTCCATCTTGCCATTCAGCACTTTCACGACATCCAAACTTCAACACTCGATGGCGATACACGCCGCACTTGAGGCACTTTTGCTCTGTTTCGATCACGTAGCCATTGCAAGCCGTTACCGACCAGAAACTTAACCCTAGCGATACCGAGCCATGACGGCAGCGAAACAAGTGTTTTATTAGTTGTTTGATTTTCATCTCGTTTCCTTTCTCAATTTGTCCAGCTCGCGATAAAAAAATATCCCCCAAGTGTGCATCGTTGAGAGGCATGGGAGATCTGCTGTGATTGGATACCCGCACCCGACCTAGCTTTCGCGATAACATGGAGTCAACTTTCAATCGGGGCAGGAATCCCACCTACTACGCGCAATGCTGCGTTTCGCAAGTTCGCGAGAATAATACCAGAGATTCAAGGAAGCGCAACCGGATTTCCCGCAGATTTCCCGTTCGGGAATTCCAGATTTCCCGCGCTGCAACCCTTGTAGAATATAGGAAAATGTAAATAGTGAAAAATAATTGCAATTAATGCTTTACAATTTACAAGGTTTTCATCTATTCTTTGCGCGTCACCCGACACCAACGATATGAAAACTGACTTTCTAAGCCAACTATCCGAAAAAAATTTGATGATCGCAATCTGTGAAAATGCACCTAGTGCAGACATG